CGGGTTTTTAGTTTTATGGAAGAAATATTTAAAGATGTGCCTGGCTACGAAGGCGTTTACGTTGTCAGTAATTTAGGAACAGTAAAAAGGTTGAAAGGCTATGTTTATAAAGGAAAGACAAGAGCAAAAACGCTAAACCATGAAAAAATACTTATGGGATTAGACAATGGAAACGGATACAAAAGAGTTAATTTATGTTTTAACGGATTGAATAAATCTCTTTATATTCATCAAATTGTAGCCATGGCATTTTTAGGTCATATCCCTGATAAATTTAAATTGGTTATAAATCATATAAATTTTAACAAATCTGATAATAGAGTAGAAAATTTAGAGATTGTTACCAATAGAGAAAACAGTAACAAAAGGCAATTTGAATATACAAGTAAATACCCTGGAGTTTATTTTGCTAAAACTAGAAATAAATGGGGTTCAGCAATAAGAATAAACAGAAAGCAAACCTATTTAGGATTTTTTATAAACGAAATTGACGCACATAACGCATATCAAAATAAACTAAATGAAATCACAAAATAAAACATTAGGAATTTACATAAGTAGATGGAATTGTATTGGAGGAATTGAGCGATTCGTTCAAAACTTCTGCAAAAGAATGAACAAACATTATGATATTACTTTACTTTATGAATGGGTAGAAACTGCTGATTTATTCAAAGAAGCTCCTAATGTAAATATTGTTCAGATTAAGCGAAACCAACAATATACATTTGATTACTTTATTAATTCTACGGCTTGGGGATATTCCCCATTCGGGAACATAAACGCTAAAATTTACGCTCAGGCGATACACGCTAATTATCAAAATGTTATTGAACATTGGAATTTTAAGTATGTTAAACACGAAAAAGCAACACACCATTTTTGCGTTGGGGAGGACGTGAAAAAAGCATTTGAAATTGTTACGCCTTATAAGTGCGATGCTGTAATTTATAATCTATTGGATAATAAAATTAAGATAGATAAAAAGCCGAAAAACAAAAAACTAACGCTTATTACTTGCAGTAGGTTGTCAGGCGAGAAAGGATTTAAAAGAATGCTTAAATTAGCTGATCAACTTAAATTAAATAATATTGATTACGTTTGGAATATTTATGGCAATACTGCAAATCCATACGCACAGGAAATTGTAAAATCATTTAAACAGCATCCGGAAGTTATTTTTCATGGTATAACCCGAGAACCCCACAAAGAAATTAACAAAGCAGATTATTTAGTTCAGTTATCAGATACGGAGGGATTCGCATACTCAGTTTATGAAGCAATGCAGGTTAAAACGCCTTGTATAATTACGCCTTTCGCATCCGGTAAAGAACAAATTACGAACGGTGTTAACGGATATATTGTACCGTTTGAAATGGATAATATTCCGTTTGATGATATTTTACGTAGAGATTTAAAAGTACCTGAATTTGAGGAATTAGGCAAAGAAGAACATTGGATTACTTTCTTTGATTCGTGCTTAGAATGGTATAAAGATAATGTAATGACTGTAAAAATAACTGCAGTCGTACAGAAATACAAAATAGATGAAATAGTAGATTTGCCAAAAGAACGTGCTTTATCGGCTATTGAAAGAGGGTTAGCTATTTTGGTTGAATGAGACAATATTTTTACTATCTTTGAAACTATAAAACTAATAGTTATGAAAATCAAATTATTAAAAGATCATTTAGACCATACAGCAGGAGATACGATTGAGGTAACAGAGCAAAGAGGCGGTTATTTGGTTCGTGTTGGTGTTGGTGAATTGCATAAAGAAAAAACCGAAACTAAAGAATTAAAGCAAAATTACAACAATAAAAAGCGGAACCCGAAAAGCTAACGAGTAGGGATTTAACCATGAAACATAAAGAAAATGGTAACTTATTTTAACAAAAAAGATTTAGTAAAGTTTGGTAATTATTTACTTAGCGAAAAAAGAACTGAAAGCGTTTTAGCATTACATGGAAAACATGATGATAGGAGCAAAGAAGAAAGATTGAATCAAGTTTATCATGCAGATGTAGAGAATTTTTTGGAGTCAATAAAAAAAGTGGATTAACTTAACAGAAAGGAGATCAAAAGAGATATAGAAATGTATCTCTTTTTTTGTTATATTTGTATCAAACATTTATACCAATGGCTTACATCAATGTAATTACCTTAGAAAGAGCTAAAAACTATTTGCGTATTGACCCTGATTTAACAGAGGACGATGCGGAAATAACTTCAATGATTAATGCATGCTGTCTGTATGTTGAAAAACGTACTAATCATTTACTGTATGCAAGAGATAAAGTTTATACGGGTTCATGTCAAGTTAAGATTTACGACTATCCTGTAAACTCAATAAAAACAGATCCTGCACCGTGGAGCTTAACACGTACAATGTATATTATATTCCCAGATGTTAAAACAGTTGAAATAAACGTCGGTTATTTACCTAATGAATGTCCTGATGATTTAATTCAGCCTATTATGCAGATGTTGAAAGTGTTTTATTACGAGAGTGAAAAGCAATTTAATAGTACATTAATTCCCGAGTCAGTAAAAGAAATGCTCGATGTAAACAAAAGATTCCTGTGATTAGTAGACAATACGATAAAAGAATTAAAATTTACAGTACAACCAACGTTCCAGACGGTTACGGTGGAAATACCGTAACAGAAGTTTTAATTGGCTCATTTTGGGCTGAATTAAAGCAAAATTCCGCTTATCGTGATTATAGTATAGGTAAATCAGACATTAAAGATAATTGGAGCTTTAACATTCGTGCTACACCTAAAATTACACCCGATAACAAAGACAATTTAACAATAGAATATAAAGGCGTTAAAAGAGTTGTAAATGATATTCGTTACAACGATGAATTATTCAGAGAATTAAATATTATAGCTAATGGGGATTCGGGGAGTTAATGAAACGATACAAAAAATAAGAGCTTTTGGTGATCAAGCAAAAAGGCTTGTTAATGCCGAAACTGAAGCTATAGCAATGCAAATAGAAAGAGACGCAAAGAGATATGCTCCAGCTAATTTTGGAAAACTAAAACAATCTATTTCTAGGCAAAAAATAAGCCCCAGCCATTACAGGATAATGGTAAACGAAATGTACGGCGCTTACATGGAATTCGGAACCGGTGCAAAAGTAAAAGTACCTGCTGAGTTTAGGGACATGGCAAATTCGTTTAGACCTAAAACAGGCAAAACTTTTGAGCAAGGTCTTGAAAGCATTAAAGTATGGTGCAGAGCTAAAGGGATAGACGAAGATGATGCATTTATAATATTTGTAACTATTTTAATGAATGGTTTAGAACCAAGACCTTTTCTTTACCCTGCTTATGTAAAAGGAAAAAAAGACTACTTAAATAACCTACAAAGATTATTAAGAAACTTAAATGCACGTGTTTAATAATTTTTATTATCTTTGAACAATGGCATTGAATATAAACCCAGACAAATACGTAAGAAAAGCCGTTTTCGACATGGTTAACGATTCTGTGGTTTCAGGAAAGACAATAAAAGTATTTGATAGTAGGGTCACAGGAAATAAAAATTTAACAGAATATGTTTTAATGTCTTCCCAAAGTAAGGACGTGCTTAAAAACACAAAATGCAACTACGAATGGGAAACATCTTTACTTATAGAAATATATACTCGATTCCCCTCAGCTGGAAACACAGGTAGCAGAGTATTGTTAAATGATATTGAGGAGCATGTTTTTAATTTATTGAACAACGATTTCGTAGTAGATAGTTTTTCAATAGTCATAAAAACAGTAACAAACGAATATTCAGGTCTTGAAACAGTCACGGATGCTGAAAACATTTACAGATCATTTTTAAGGCTTAATTTAATTTTACGTTAAACTCTTATAAAGTCAGTATCATTATAAAGCCTGCCTATTAACTTATGAGATAGTGTAGATCTTTTTAAATTGGCTGATTCGCACGCTGGAACAAGTCCTAAATAGTATATTCCTGTTTGAGTATTTAAAATTAATTTACCGCAAGCGTATCTTATATCATCATTTTTATTTATTTCAAGACCTTTTATTCGTTTTTTATATATACTCTCTTGACTTTGCTTTAAGCCTAAGTGAGCTTTTCTGTTTATCTCTTTTCTTTCTTCTGAGTGTTTTACTCCCAATTTTGATAAACTATTTTTTAAATTTCTTTCAGGAGAATGCTTTTTACCCTTTCTTAGTTCAGACAATTTTTTACGAACCTCTATTGAAGCGTAACCGCTCCTATCGTTTGTTTTTGTCATTAGTAAATTAAGTCCTTTATTAACTACATCATAATGCTCTTGATAATACCGCTCTCTTTCATTAAGTAACTCAATTATACATTCTTCAATTACTTCAAATAAATGATTGTCTGCCCCGTATTTTTTAAAAGAATTAGCTAATTTACTGTTACATTTAGCTGTGTTCTTTTTGTGCCATTTAAGACGTCTTTCGATGTTTACGCTTTGTCCAATGTAAATTTTACCTGAAGGAGAAATTATTTTATAGATTCCTGTCATATACAAAAAACCCGACTAAAAACGGGGTCAAGTCCGTAATAATCGGGAATTTTATTAAATTATTTATATCGCTTGACCTCGACACTACAAAGATATTAAAAAATTACTTATCTTTGGTTTAAAAATAAATAGTTTATTAATTAAAAACACATAACGTAATGGCTGACAAGATCAAAGGCGAGGGGTTAATTTTATACATTCATGACGGAGCTCTTTATAGACCTGTCAGTTGTTTGACCAGCAACTCATTGAATACTGAATTAGCTGTAATTGAATCTCAAACTAAGTGCGCTCCTGGTGTTGTAGAAAAACAAGCAGGTGCATTTTCTTATACAATTGAAGCAGATGCACAATTGATTGACACTACTTCTGTAGGTGGTGATGATACAAAAGCTTCACACGATTATTTGCTAACGGTTCAGCAATCGAAAGAAAATGTTAACTGGAAAATGGATTCCGGAAGTACAGGACTTGTTTATTATGGGGTTGGCTTAATTACTTCTTTAGGTTTAGAAGCTCCTGCAGGTGACGAGTTCGCAAGTTTTACATTAACTATTGACGGTTCAGGAGCAATTTCAACAGCTGATCCATTAGCACCAAGCGTATAAAATTATGCACAAAACAAAAGTAGAAATATCAGGAATAAAATATAATTTCGGAATAGGATTCCTTAATTTACTGATTCAGGGAGAAGGAAAAAGCCTTAATGAATTATCCGTTCTGGATGAAGTTCTATTAATGCCTTTGGTTATTTTTTATGCACGTGTTTATGCTTGCGAAAGAGATAATTTACCTGTTACTTTCAGTAAAAAAGATATCATAAATTATATTGATGATAACGGGGGTATCCATGGAGATTTCTATCAGCAGATATATGTTGCTTACATAAATGCAATGACTAAAGATGTGCCTGCTGACGAAGATAAAAAAAAAATAGTGAAAGCGAAAAAATAGACTTTCAAAAAGACGTTATATCATTTGCGATAGGCGAACTTGGGATTTCTACATTGAAACGTGTTTATGACATGTCATTTGCAGAGTTTCAAATTCGCCTTTTTGCATGGAAAAGATGCCAAGATAGGGAATGGGAGAAAGTACGTTTGTTGGCTTGGCACGTACAGTCAATATCAATGAACAGAAAAGGTAAAATGCCTTCAATTCAAAAGTTTATGCCATTAGGAATAGACAAAGGAGAAAACAACGGCATTTCGGAGGCTCAAAAACAAAGATTCTTAGAAGTTAGTGCAGAATACTACAAACAAATAACAGGTAAGTAATGGCAGGTTTACAGGTACAAATAGGCTCGGATAATTCGGATTTCGAAAGAGGAATATCGGATGTTGAAAGACAGTTACAAACCTTAGAAAGAAGGCGTGAGGCTCGTGTTAGGATTGGTGCAGATGTTGGTGATTTAGACAGAAGAATCACTCAAACAACGGCTAATTTAACACGTTTAAGAAGTGCTTTAAATCAAACTTCTACATCTGCTCAAAACTTCAATAGAAGCGCAGCTAACGGATCTAATACACTTACTCAGTTTTCAAGAATTGCTCAAGATGCGCCTTTTGGTATTATGGGTATTGGTAATAACTTAACAGCAACGGCTGAGGCATTTTCAAACCTTTCCAGAAGCGCAGGAGGTGCAAGGGCTGCATTATCAGCCGTAGGACAATCTTTGTTAGGCGGTGGAGGTATTTTACTGGCTATTTCATTAGTTACTACAGGACTTACAATAATGAGTCAAAAAGGGTTAACTGTTAGTGATGTTTTTGCAAAGCTAACAGGCACTTTTGATGAAGCCAGAGCTGCTGTTCAAAAAATGAATGTTGAAGTTGCTAAAAATGCACAAGGAGATATATCAGGAATGAACGCTTACGTCTCGGTAGCCAAAGATGTAAATCTATCTATGGAGGACAGACTAATCGCTGTCAAAAAACTACAAGACGAATACCCGGCGTATTTTGGAAATCTAACTAAAGAACAGATACTACAGGGCAATGTAGCCAGTACGGTAAAAGAAGTTACCGCAGCTTTAATTGCAAGGGCAAAAGCGAGTGCGCTAACTGAAAGAATTGTGAAGCTTGCGGAAGAAGAGGAAATAATCAGAAACAAAATAAATAATCAAATATTAGAGGCTGCAAAATCTTCTAAATTGACTAATGCTCAAACCGCTATATTAGCCGGTAATTTTAAAGCTTTAGCTCAGAATGGCGGTAACTTTATGGACACCGTTAATAAAGTAGGTAAAGAGGCGAATATCCCATGGTTGGTTTTAAATGGAACAATTGTTCGTGTTCTTCAAGGATTTACTGATTTAGGATCTGAATTGCGAAACAACAAAGCGCAACAAGACCGTTTAACAGGCAGTTTGGAAGAACAAACAAAAGCACAAATAAAATTAGAAGCAGTAAAAGAAAAGTCGGCTAAAGTAAAAGCTAAAGCCAATATACAGGCAGTTTCGCAACTAAAACCTGCACAGTCTACTAACGATCAGCTAGACAAGCAACTTAAAATAATGCGAGATGGCTTAAGCGACGATTTGAATAGACTTAAAACTGTCCCTATCGTTCTAAACATTCCAATACAGACTAATCTGGGCAGCGGGAGTATATCGTTGGAAAGTATCAGAATACAGAAACTGTTAAATGAACTAAACGATAGTGCTAGCGCGACCATTCAAGGGGGTCTTGCGGAGACTTTCGCAGATGTTGGAAACATTATAGGATCGGGCATGGCTAAAGGATCTAACGCACTGGAAATGATAGGAAGCTCCCTATTATCTACTTTAGGAGGGATCTTAATGGATTTGGGTAAAATGGCGATATCTACGGGAATTGGTATTCTAGCCATTCAAACATCGTTAAAGTCGTTAAATCCTTACGTTGCTATAGGCGCGGGAGTTGCTTTAATAGCTTTAGGCAGCGCCGTTAAAGGCAGTGTTAGTAAACTTGGGGGTAGTGCATCTGCAGGGGTAGCCACAGGGGCAGGATCTACCGGATCCTCTTACAGTTCGCCCGCTGCTGCATCTACCGGATCGGGTGGCAGTTCTTCGTTTGCGGGTGGAACTGTTGTATTTGAAATATCAGGTTCATCACTTATAGGAGTTCTTAATAATACTTTAGATGGAAATAAACGCTTAGGAGGAGCAATGGGCATATAATGGCAAATCAAGGTATATCTATAGTTTTTTTGGAGAACGCTTTACAAGGAGACAACATCAAATACGAAATTAGATCTAACGGCACTAAATTAGTGTTCGTTAATGGCCTCGACAATATAGCTATAACGTTTACAAATAGCGATTCTGAAATAGCTTCAGATCCATTGCACAAAGTAAAAATAGGCGTTGATAAGTTTGCTACGGCTCAAAACACTAAAGTTTTTTTAGAAACTAAAGGGTATTCTGTTCCGGGTATTCAATTTGTATATTCTACTAAATTCAGATCTTACCCAAGTGAGACAGAGTGGCCTACTGGTACCGCAGAAACCAGGGGATTGATTGTCAGTAATACGCTACTTACTTTCAACTCGGAAGGTAGCAATTACGCTACGGTTATCCCGGGATCTTTCAACGAGAATCCTATACCCACTACTGCCCCTAAATATTTTTTCCAATATACAAATTTGTCAGGAGAGAAATTCAAATGCGAGATATACCAAAAAGATTTTGCAGGAAATACAACAGAAATAAACGGCAGAGCGGTAATAGTTAAAGGAGACGCAACTAATCATTTTACGCCAATTAGAGGAACAGGATTAGAATTAAAATTGCAAGCATCAAAAGATCTATCTTTTACAGATTTGTATTCATTTGAGGAAAATGTATTCTCTGTAAAATTATATAGACTAAATGTTATAATATTTCAAGGATTTTTAAAACCTGATGGCTTATACCAGTCCTATACGGATAATGAGTGGGATATAAATCTGCAATGTGTTGACGGCTTAGGATTACTGGCAGATTTAGCATTTGTAAAGTCTGACGGTGTACCTTATACGGGTAAAATGAGAATAATAGACATTATCCGAAACTGTTTAAATAGAACAGGGTTAAAATTAAGGGTTAATACTTTGGTAGATGTAGAGTTTTATGGCATGGTAACAGGTTTTAATGCAGATGTACTGGCGAATGCTTATATAAATACGGATAGATTTAGAAAAAGCGACAAAGAGACAATCTCCAGTTGTCAGGAAGTTTTGGAATCTATTCTTTCTATTTTTAGCGCTGTCCTTACTCAAGAAAATGGAGAATGGTTTATTTACAGACCTAGCGCTATATTTCTGTCAAGTAACCCCAGTTTTAGACGTTATGAAGTAGACGGAGTAAACCCCGTAGGTTATCCCGTTAATCTAAAAAGAACTATAGGTAGCCAGATAGACGGATTTGGTAAACTGCACCATTGCAACAGAAATCAAAAGATAGAGCTTAAAGGAGCAATTGCATCTTTTAGACTGGGGTATAAATACAGTGATTTCGGAGGATTTTTAAGAAATGAAAAGCTGCAGCATATTGCGGGAACTAATATTTTCGATGGTTGGACGGTGAATACATGGACACAAGATAGAAGGCGAGGCAGATTATATTTAGATCCTGCTTCTACAACTGGCATAAAATTCGTCTCAGGTATGAGTACCATATCTGAGACGTATCCGCATACACTAGCCTTAACGTCTACAGGGGGAGCAAACTTACAAGCGGGTTACACGCTAGAATTTAAAGTTACCCTAAGGTCTTATGGCTTTCCTTCAAGATATAATTTTACTGTTTATGTAGGGGATTATAGCCTAAACATGTTGGACGGATCTTGGCAAGAGGGTAGTTTATCAATAGACATTCAACCCGACAGACCTCTGATAAACAATAACGGTACTGTGGTAGATCCTGCTCAATTTTGGGATAAAACTTATACTATATCTTCGCAACCAATACCCGCAGATGGCGTTTTAAGAATCACTGCAGAGGTACCAGTAAAAGCAATGTCCGGTAATAGCGATTTCGTTTTATCCGAAGTTATATCAGAAATTAGAAGTATAAACGTTACAGTTGCGAATACAACGCCCATAGTAGGCGAATTTCATACGGTTGGGCGAGTGGCAAAAGTAAGTTCTATAGTTAAGGATAATAAAAATGTTCAGATAGGTGACAGCTTAAACAGTACTTATTTAGGCGCAATTTACCAAGCTAATCAAACTGCTTTAACTTCCAATTGGTACAGGAGACAATTTCCAGGGTCAGAAGTAAAGCCACTATTGAGAATAGCAGCAGAAGAAGAATTGCGTATAGCTCAGAAGCCTTTGAAACTATTTTCGGGTGACATATTTGGTTTTGTTTCTTATTTATGTAGATTGGAAATAAATAAGATAGAGGGATTTTTTATGCCTATATCTTGGTCTTACGATACTTTTACAGATATTACAACCATGAAAAGCCTTGAATTATATGCGCCGGAACTACCCGATATAAAATACGAGCGAACAGATGACTATGGAGAGACGGTTAAACCTACGATTGTTTAATAATTTTATTTATCTTTGTCTATATGGATTACGTTAACGGAGAAGATAGGATTTTATATGTACAAGTAAATGGTATTTACATGCCTGTAGGGTGCTTGACCGGAAACGGTATAAGCGAAACTACCTCCATGTTAGATACTACAACCTCGGATAATGAAGGCTGGGAAACGTTTAGACCTACATCACAAGGGTATAGTATTTCTTTTTCTGGTCTGCAAATAAATACTACGGCTTATGCGGGTTATTTTACAATAGCCTCTTACGATAGATTAAAGATTTTAAAAAGAGATAGAACTTTAATTAACTGGAAAATACAAGGTAAAAAATTTCCAATAGTAGATTACGGAAAAGCTTATATATCTGACATATCAGAAACTAGTAATGTAGGAGAGTTTTTAAGTTTTTCGGGAACAATGACAGGATACGGAAAACCATTAATACAGGAGTTATCAGGAGTTTTATTGAACAATGGTGATCCCAACACAGTAGTAGCTACAGAAAATAACGAATTAATTAAAGTATCATAATAATGGCGGATGAACCTATTTTAACAACGATTCGGGTAGATCAGCTACCACCACAGGCTATAACTGCATCTAGCGCAATACCTCATGCTTTAGGCACAACGCTATACAAAGGTTTAATTTCTGAAATAATAGCTTTACTACCGCAATCTGTATCTTACAGACCTTATGAGGTAAAACAGCTAAACGTTACTGATTTATACATAACACAGAATTTTACGTTAGACGGTACAGCATCTAGCGGACTGGGTAAATTGGACGGACTTTGGTACGGGTGGGCAATCATGAACGGAAATAACGGGACTACAAATATGGACGGTGCAATTGCTTTAGGGTATGGAGTTAACAACAATTCTATGCGCGCTCAAATAGGGGAGGATCAAAAATTAGTCAATGTGCCTACGTCAGGATTTCAAACTGGAGCACCTGTTACCGGAGCACCTTCCGGAAGACTTATAGTGTCATCTGGGCTAGCTGGAAGTTTAGCTTCCGTAAGTAAGGTAGGAGACTTAATTCCTCAATTAAGCTTTAGCGTTAGACAGAAGTCATACGTGCAATTATTCATTATGAAATTACCTTAAAAACATGGCAGAATATAATACTATAAGAGTTGGCGAATTACCTCCTGCGCCTTGGGGCATGACAAACTTATTGCCAAAAGAGGTTGCAGGTAATCTTACTCGGGGGACTGTTCAGCAATTAGCTGATTTAATCTCTGATTATATCGGTACAGCATCTAGTTTGGCGTTTAATCCCACTACTATTTTAGATGGTGGCACTTTGCCGGACACGGATTCACCTGAATGGGTATTAGTTGGTAAAGGAACTTTCTACAATGTAAACGGTGGAGCAACTATTACTACTACAGAAGAACTAAATGCGCTTACTTCTAATGGTACGGTTTGGGCTTTGTCTGTCGAAATACCCATAAACGTAGAATTAGCAGGGATAGTTCAATCTGTTAGATCAGGGTATACAACTACTGCGCCAAGCGAAGACGCTGTATTTAATGCGATAGCACAATCTATACCTGAGGGTACAGAAATGCTAGTAAATAAACAAAATTCGCTTGTACCTGATCCTTCTGGTCTAAAATACATAACCGCTAACGCTGTAATTAATGGATTGAACGAGAAACAAAATACATTAGAATTATCAAGAGTAGGTGGCAGCATAACTGTATCAGCCTCATGGTATAAAAATACAATTATGTTTGTAACATCTGGCACAATTACAGTTCCAGATAACTTACCTGTTTCTTTTTATTTTAACGGGATTACACTTCCCGGAGTTAATTTAACTTGGGTTTTAGCAGGAGATACGACATGGGAGTCTGGAGATCCAGGGATTACAACTGAAAATAAAAGATTTATTTTTGCTAAAAAAGGCGCAGAGGAATCTATTATATTTATAGACGATATAACTTCAACAAATGAATTAGCCGAAGGAATAACAAATTTATACTTTACAACAGCGAGAGTTTTATCGACAGTTTTAACAGGGTTAAGTACGCTTACAGGAACTGCTATAGAGCCTACAGACACCGTTTTAGTTGCACTTGGTAAGTTGCAAAAGCAGATAAGTGACGTTAGTGTTTCAAAACAAGACATATCTAATCAAATAGAAGTATCATTGCCTGCTACAGTTTTAGAGGCTTGGCATGGAAAAACAGTAATATTTACCTCTACAGGACTATTAACTTTACCCTCTACTTTATTAGATTCTTTTATTTTTAACGGTATTACTTTAGCTGGTGTTACTTTAAGTTGGGCTATTACTACTCCTAAAACTTGGCTTTTTAACACCCCTGCAGCGATATCAGAAAAGCAAATTTTTACTTTAACGCAAAGAGGTTCAACTAATTCAGTAATGATTTTACCCGTACAATAATGAGTTTATTTCAAACAATGAATTTCGGAAGACGTAAAGTACAGTTAATAGCTAATCTTGTTGCTTACTATAAGTTTGAAGTTAATTCAAATGATTATGTTGCTCTAAATACAGGTATTGATACTGATATTTTATACCAAACAGGTAAGATTGGTAATTCTGCATTTTTTGGTTCCACTGATTCAAGGATAAATTTAGTAGCAACTAGTGATCTTTCTTTCAGTGATAGCTTAAAAGATATCCCTTTTACTATTTCTTTATGGCTTAATTTCAGTGATTTGTCAAGGACAGCAAATTGGATTCTAAACAAAAGAAGCGGGAGCTCTGGTAATGATTTATGGCAGTTTGTTGAATCAGGTGATTATATAATTTTCGAAAAGTTTGATAAAGTCACAAACTCTATTAATCAATCAGTAGGGTTTTCGTCAACAGGTCTTTCAACAAATACATGGTATCATTTAGTTTTTACAGACAATGGTACAAAAACAGTTGAGGGAATGTCTTTTTATTTAAATGGTATAAAACAGACCGTGACGAATTTTAGCAATGGTGTTTACACAGGGATGAATGAGGGTATAAATTCTGCTACGTCAATAGGCGCTACATCTTGGAGTACAGGAAATACAAATCTATCATTTAAAGGAAAAATTGATGAACTAGGAGTTTGGAAAAACAGAGCTTTAAGCCAAATTGATGTTAATGAACTATATAACGCAGGAGCAGGAAAATCTTATCCATTTTAATATAAAAAAAATACCGCTAAAAATGATAAAATCAATTAAAAAAGGAACCTACGGAGATTCAAGAACAGGAACCAAATATGCGTTTATTGAATCAACAATAACATCTTTTCAATCTACGCCAAACGGAAGGATTTATCAACTTGAAAATTATTTAGTTGAAGATGGTGTTAAAAAAATAAACGGGCAGCCATTTTCTGTTTCAATTTCAAATGAAAAATTATCTCAATTAGATAAGTATTTGGTAGAATCAGAACTTGAATTTACTAAAAAAGTTGATGGTGTAGATGTTCCATTATTCGGTAACGAATTAGAATGGGCTAAGCTTCCACATGGTTTATTAATTTATGTAAAAACTGATTTTTTATTAGATGAAAACGGAGATTCAACAGGAAAAACGGTATTTTGGCTTGATCCACAAGACTGGGTATTATCTACAGAAGAAGAAATAATCAGATCATGAAGTCATTATTTAAGTTACCGATAGAATTCTGTATCTTAATTATTGGAGGCATAACGTTTATAATTCTATTTATTATAGGGATTATTTATACGATTTTAAAGCATTTGATAAAGCTTAATTATTCGCCTAATAAGCAATTTCAACCAATTATTAGAAGTATTACATTAGCTTTAGATGGTTTGGCTTGCGCGGGCGGTGGGGAATTATTAAATGATATTTTAAAAATAAATGGTAAAATTAAATACGGCAACTGGAATCAAACAATTTCAGCCGTTACTGGTTTAATTTTAATTTATGAAAAAGATACACGGCTTAGGATATTTTTAGATAAAGTATTAGGCAAAAATCATTGTACAGAAGCGATATCTCAGCAAGATAAATTTTACTATAAAAACAATCAAACATGAAAAATACATTCGGTTTTAACCAGGTAACAACGACAACACCGTCATGGGCAAAGTGGTTGTTTAGAATAGTTTTCTTCTTAAATAAAATAGTTGCCGGTTATATTGCTGCAACTAATTTAATTAGCCCTGAAGCTAAATACGAAGTGACTTTATTTTTAGTTTTAGTAATTGATCCTTTAGCTTATGGATTTTCTAAGATGTTTGGAGTGGAAATTGAAGAACAAGAAGAAAATAATAATGTAGTTATGGACATTCCTATAGGGGGGTCAAATCCACCGCCAATTAAAGGTGATAAATAATGCAGCCTAAACACATATTGCTTTTGCTTGTGATATTATTGTCAGAAGCGAAAGCAATATTCTACAATGTAGATATGGAGGTTTCGTGGTATTTATTTTCAGATCATACAAGGCAGTTGTGTATGGTTATTGAAGATTACTCAAATATCATTATCTTTGGTATAGTATTTTGGTATTTATATATTGCTTATAAAGGTAAGATAATGGGTGAAATATCTTTGTTTTTGTTTATTTTAAACGCATTAGATTTAATTCATTTGGGATTAATTGATATGCAGGGTTTTATAATAGCTAAATTAATTTTAGCATTTGGTATTTATAAATTATGGTCAAAATTAAAAGCTTCTTCTTAACTTTCGATTGGATTTGCCTAAGCGTTAGTGGATATTCATTCATAGATATCGCGAGCAATTTAGTCACTGGTAATTTAGCAATGTCTAGTTTTGAAAACTTTATAAAGCTTCTTTTGTCTATGGCTGGATTTGTATATTTATGCGCCAGAACGTACCACTTTATTATGAAATCAAGCATTGAGAGAGATCTTTTAAGAGAAGATGTAATAGCCAAACAACATGAAAATCATAAAAATAATACATTTTCACAGTTCAAAGAATCAATTAAAAAAATAGATCACGAAAATTTAAAATCTTAATTATGGATCAGATCACGATAGAAAGAATAAAAGAATTTCACCCAAAATTTAGGGATTTGCTTTTGAAGCAATACATTGAAGCGAATAATCTGCTTGGAAAAGGCGCAAGATTGCGGTTTGCTTATGTTTATCGTTCAAATGCTTTACAAGATAAATTATTTAATCAAAAACCAAAAGTAACTAATGCGAAAGGTGGACAATCAATACACAATTATGGACTTGCTTTTGATATTGTTTTGCTTTATGATAATGACGGAAACGGAACATTCGAAGAGGCAAGTTGGTCAATGATTCGTGATTTTGATAAAGATGGTAAAGCCGACTGGAAAGAAATCGTTGATTATTTTAAATCCAAAGGTTGGGAGCATGGTGGAGATTGGAAAACTTTTAAAGATCAACCACATTTCCAATTAAAAAAGTCCAATGGATCATCTTACAGATGGCAAGAATTAAAAGCTTTGATTGATGGTGGAAATACTATTACTGATAATGGAATCATATATCCTAATTTATAAAGTAGTCGAAATTGACCACTTTTAAAAACACGATATTATCGTAATATCTCGTAAAATTTACTAATATGAAAAAACTAAACATAATTTATTTGTGCTTTTGTGCTGTGTTGCTTTATTCAGCTTGTTCATGTGGAGCACGTCGGGTAAATAAACAATCGACTAAGGAGGAAATTAAAACAGAATTAGTTGATAATTCAACAACAGAAAAACAGTCAGAAACCAACGTTAAAACAACTACAACGGTAAAGGTTGATGATAAAAACGAAACAGTTACTGAAGAAACTGTTTACGAACCATCAAACAACACAAAAGAGAGCTTTGTAATAGAAAAAGACGGTACAAAGGTAATATTGAACAATGCAAAAAAGATAGTTCGTAAAACAACGAAAAATAATAATACTAAAACTGAACTTGTAAATAATATTGATGAGTTGAAAAAAGAGGTTCAAAAAGAACAAAAAGATATTGCACAAAAAACAGTATCAGTAAAAGAAAACAGTTCAAAAGAGATTAAAAAAGAACCTGTTCCATGGTATTATTTTATAATTGTTTTAGCTGTACTTGGAATAATTTACTGGCTTTTGAAAAAGTTTAGAATAATTTAGTACATTTGTAACTAAGTACATTCATTATTTAAGTAATAGATTTCTTTTCATAATTTTATTTTTTAC